GGATCCCCCTGGCGGTGGTCCTCCTCACGTTCTTCAAAAGCGTCATCTTCAATTGTTTTTTAAGAGGCTTCGTAATGACAAAGTTGTATGCACATATCTGGCTGCCGGCGAATATGGCGAAAGAACCCTCCGGGCTCACTATCATGTGCTTCTGTTCTCACAAACCCTTCTTAGCCTTAGAGATATCGAAACTCTATGGGGCCATGGAAACGTCCATGCCGGTGATGTTCAACCTGAATCGATCGACTACTGTCTTGCTTACTGCCTCAAGGGGAGAAAAGGAATGCAGCGAACAGATGGTCGCCCTTCGGAGTTCGTTACCTTTTCACAGGGCCTTGGAGATGCTGGTCTCGCATCACTTCTGCTCACCGGAAAGAAGAACGACCTTTCAACTTTCCCTCGGGAGTACAGAGTCCTCGGAAAACAGTGGCCTTTGTCTCGAAGGCACCGTAAGCTCGTTGCGGACGCTGGTTGGGTCTTGACAAATCGCACCGATGAAGAAACACTTATCGAAATGGAAAAAGCCATGCTCGTTATGCAAGGCGTTGCGTGGAATTCTCCGGAATACCTTGCTTGGCAAGAGAGGCGTAAGCAGGTTCTAGAGCGCTCCCGGTCCCGGCGTATCAGGGACTATTACCTGGCTAAAAATGGCCACATAGGAAAGCGAAATGAAACGTTCTAAATTCAATCTCTCCTACTCGAAGCTCGCTTCGTTTGATATGGGTCAACTTGTGCCCATTGGTCTCTGTGAGGTTCTTCCTGGCGATACCGTCCAACATGCTGCGCATATGCTGTTGCGGGCTCAACCTCTTGCTACTCCTCCTATGCACCACGTTGTGGCGCGTGTTCATCACTGGTACGTGCCGCATCGCATCGTGTTTCCGGAGTTCGAGCAGTTCATCACGGGCGGTGCTGACGGCAACGATGCTACTGAGTTTCCCACGGTGTCTTTGTCCAATGTGGCTGAGAAGTCTCTCGCGGATTACTTCGGTATTCCGACGACCTTTACCGGGGATGTTTCTGCTCTTCCGTTTCGTGCTTACGCTAAGATTTGGAACGAAAACTACCGTGACCAGGACCTGCAGACTCTGCTGACGGTTGATGATGGGGCCGGGGCTGATACCACTACGTCGACTGCTTTGCAAAATACCTGCTGGGAGAAGGACTACTTCACGACCTCGAGGCCGTGGGAACAAAAGGGTGACGCTGTTACTCTGCCTCTTGGGACTAGTGCTCCCATTTTCGCTAACGAAACGGCGGGTACTGCGAGTCGTGTGAATGTTCGGGATTCTGGTGGTACCGCTCGTACTTTGGTCGCGTCTGGTGCGTCGAGTGACAACCTTTACCTGGCTTCCGGTTCTGCTGTCGGTTCCCCGTTGCTTGCTGATCTGTCTTCTGCGACTGCGGTTGATGTTAATGACGTTCGTCTGGCTTTTGCTCTCCAGCGTTACAAAGAGGCTCGTGCTCGCTACGGTTCCCGGTATACCGAGTATCTGGCCTACTTGGGCGTTCGTTCTTCTGATGCACGTCTGCAGCGTCCAGAGTACCTAGGCGGTGGGAAAAACGCTCTGAATTTCTCTGAGGTCTTGCAGACCGGGTCGACTACTGCTGACGCAAACGGTGTCGGTCAGATGTACGGCCATGGCATTGCTGCCATGAAGTCCAACCGTTACCGCAAATTCTTTGAGGAGCATGGGTATGTCATTTCCCTGGCGTATGTTCTTCCCAAGACGGTGTACCCACAGGGAATCCACCGCACCTGGAATCGCCGTACTAAGGAAGATTTCTTCCAGAAAGAACTGCAACACATCGGACAACAGGAAGTCCTGATGAAAGAGCTCTATGCTCTTGGTGCTGGTCCTGATACGGTCTTTGGTTATCAGGATCGCTACGACGAATATCGTCGGATGGAGTCTTCTTTGGCGGGCGAATTTCGCTCCACTCTGAATGATTGGCACTTTGCCCGTCTGTTGGCGGGTCAGCCTACCCTTAATGCTTCGTTCGTTTCTGCAGATCCTGCTAAGCGGCCTTTCCAGGCCCAGGGTTCTAATAATACGATCCTGGCTCGTGTGGGTCATCAAATGGTGGCGCGGCGCTTGGTTGCTGCGTCTGGTTCATCCTTCATCTTCTGATCATGGAACAAGAAAAATCTCTCTCCGATTTCCTCGTTGAAGTGGTCCAGCTGATTGCGGAATATGCTGCTGAGCTGGTCGCTTTTATTCTCGGTCTTTTTATTTGAGGTGCAACATGCTTGACGCAAATGGTTATGAAATTCCCGACAACACTCCTGTGTCTCTTCCTACCCGTCTTCGGATGCCCAAATCGCGCACTGAACAAATTCGCGCGATGATTCGCCAGGAGTTCAGCCGGGCCGCGGCTGATCAGGGTCATGAAACTTTTGAGGAGGCTGATGATCTCGAGCTCCCCGATGGTGAGGAGTGGGTCTCACCGTATGAAAATGATTTCGAGCCTCCAATTCTTGAAAGCCTGTCTTCAGGGGGGGGCCTCGAAGAGGGGGGCGTGACGCCCCCGGGGGACCCGGTGAAACCGGGTGAGGGGGTGCAACCCCCTGCAAGCTCTGCGACGGCTGAAAATGCCCAGCCGGCGCAATAAACGGCGATCGGTCCAGGCCCCCGCAAGGGGGCCTTCTGCCGATCTGTCCTCCTACCGATACTCAGCGCGGGAAACCCCGCTAGATCATACTGCTGATGTGTCGGAATTTGACAACAGTACGCTTGCCTTGATGCGTACTGTGCCAGGTGACAGGCTTCCTGGCTCCAGGCAATCGCCGGTGGTCCGTTCCAGGGCCTCCGGGCGCTCCCGTCTCGTAACTCCATGGGAACAAGTCAGGTTAATTTCTCCAGAACTGACAAACCGTGCTATGGTGTGTGCAAGGCGTTCAATCAGGCGTGAAGTCCTCTTTGCTATCAAAGGTACCGGCAAGGGTGCAAAGGCTAAGCGGACTCGCACTCAAAATACAAAAGTGAGGTGCTAAATGGCTCTCTTCTCTACTATCGGTTCGGCTTTCGGTCCATGGGGTACCGCTGCCGGTTCGGTCATGGATTACGCGCTTTCTGAGGCCGATAAATCGAAGGCTGCTGACCGTCGTCTCTCTGATCAACGCGAGTTGTATCGGATGGCAATTGAACAGGAAAAGGCGTCTATTCTCGGTCGTGTGGATGCTGCCAAGGCTGCTGGTCTCCATCCCCTGGTGGCCATGGGTGCTCAAGGTCTTGGCGGTCCAGTGGTGTCTGCTGGCTCTACTGAGTTTGGTGCTCCCATGCCTGGTTTCATTGATCTGTCTCCCAAGCGTGAACGTGTTCCCGGTGATAGTCGGACCGCGGACCAAAAGCGTCGTGATGCTGCGGAAGCTGATCTTGCTGAGCTCCAAGTCGAGGCGGCCCGTCGGCGTTTAAGTACTCAACCAGGCAACGGTGGTGCTCCCAATCAACTCACGGGAACTGGCAATGTCGTACCTTCCGAAGCTACCCCTTATCCAGTGTCCCACGTCAAAATCGAAGGACAATCCCTCCCCCCTGCTTCCATGTCCGCCGCACATCAAACCCCTGGTATTGCTCCAGGATGGGACGTTGTTCGTATTGGAACGACAGACCAGAATAAGCCACTCAACATGGTCGTTCCAGGTGGTTCAGTGCAACGAGAAAATTGGGGAGAGCAACTCGGCGAGCTACCCATCTGGATGTGGCCTGAAATCGTGAGACAGTCGGCCAAGTCGTCAAAGATGTCTAATACCGAGTGGCTAGAGCGCGCCCTTACCGGTGGGTCCGCTTCTGAACATCTGAGAGAAACTGGTGTGCGCTGGGAAGACTGGCGCTATCAGAACTACCTGCGTAAGCAGGCCCAGCAACCTAAACAGGAAAGGAGATAATCATGTACCGTCGCCGTCGTTCGTATGGCCGGCGTCGCGTGACCATGCGTCGTCGCATCGGCTACCGTCGCTAATGTTCCATGCTCTGCATGAAACCCATAACCGTGGAGTCGAAAGGTTCCACGGTTTTCCCCTGTGGACAGTGCAAGAACTGTCGCATCAATCGCAAGAGGCAATGGCAGTCTCGGCTCTTGCTTCACGCGGCTTCCTGGCCGCACAATCTCTTTCTTACGCTCACGTATCGGGATCCCCCTGGCGGTGGTCCTCCTCACGTTCTTCAAAAGCGTCATCTTCAATTGTTTTTTAAGAGGCTTCGTAATGACAAAGTTGTATGCACATATCTGGCTGCCGGCGAATATGGCGAA